CCGCAAGCCCTGACCGCAAGGCAGGCAGGCAATGGGGGTACATCATGGACGACATATACACAACAAGGTATCAGGCACGCAAACACGCAACCGGCAGTCAAGTAACGGTTAAAGTAGACGGTGGGTACGCAAACATGGACGCTCGGCAGTACAACGTATGGCGCAGGCAAAAGTAACCGTGTCTATCCTCTACGAGAGGGGGCGAGAACGACGGGAGAAGCCATACTGGCATTGATACTGGCAGGCATCTGCCATATATTGCAGGGTCCGCACAAACGGCATTGAGCGTCCGTCTGGAGTACACGGCAAACGGACGCAAGGCAGAGCATAGCAATCCATCCGAATAGGGTCGAATTAGGAGAAAACAAACAAATGGCCTTGCAAGTTTAAGGCCAAACAAATGAAAAGAGGAATAAGCATGAAAATCTACGACGTTTACATCATCGACAATGAGGGAATCGGCGGGGTGGCAAAGTTTAAGGCAAACAACAAAACGGAAGCAAGGGCGGCGGCGCGGCAATATATCCGGGCATGGAAATTAGGCCCCGCAACTATTCAGAGCATAGAAGAAGCCGCCCCCACGCGGTAACGTGAGAACGGCAAGCAACCTGGAAGAACTAACAACCCGGCTGCATGGTAATTGTACCACGCAGCACGATGAAATGAAAGAGGTACATTATCATGTATATTAGGAAAACCGTTGACCGTTGGGACATCATGGGCAACTATGGGTACGGTTGGGACTGCGAGTGCAGCGAATACTCCTACAAGGAAGCAAGGCAACGCTTGAAAGAATATTGCGAAAACGGAGGCGGCAGCTATCGGCTGGAAAGACACCGTGAAACAATTTAGCCGCCCAGCGGGTCACGTCTGGCCCGCCTCCATAAATCTAAAGCAGGAGGTATTCATATGATAACAAAAACAGGCGCTTTTTGTGACGATCGTTGTACTTGTCCGGTATGTGGGAATACCCATGAATTGTACGGCGGCAATGGATATGAAACGACGGTAAATGAGTTTTATCCGGATGATCGGCCCGGTTTTGGCGAATTCGTTCATGCGATTAAGTGCCGCGTATGTGGCGCGGAATCGGTTTTCAGAGATAAGGATTGAGGTGATTATATGGCAAAAATAGGGTATGTCCGCGTGTCGACGGCAGAGCAAAACGAGGGGCGGCAGGTGGAAGCGCTGAAGCCGCATCACATTGATAAATGGTACATTGACAAGTGCAGCGGCAAAAATACAGACCGTCCGCAGTTTCGCGCCATGCTGGAGTATATTCGCGAGGGTGACACGGTTTACGTTGAGGATTTTAGCAGGCTTTCCCGCTCCGTGTCCGACCTGCTTAATATCGTCAATCAGTTGCAAGATAAGCGCGTCGGGCTGGTGTCCCTCAAGGAGCGCATAGACAGCACGACACCGCAAGGCAGGTTAATGTTGACAATGATCGGCGCTATCAACGAATTTGAGAGGGCGAATATCCTGGAGCGGCAGGCGGAGGGAATCGCCCTAGCAAAACAAAAAGGCGTTTACAAGGGCCGCAAGCGCATCCAGAAGCCTGCCGGATGGGCGGAAGTCTATGAGGCGTACAGAACCCGGCAGATGACGGCAACGGAGGCAATGAAGCGGTTAGGATTGAAGCGGAATACGTTCTATAATTTCGTGAAGACGGAGGCGGCAGGCTATGGAAATTGATGGGTGGTTCAGCGGTTATAAGGTACGGTCATTCCCGTGGATAGATGGGAAAACGATTTATTTCAACGTTCAGTGTTTCGCGCCCGGCCAATCATTGAGCCAACCGCCAGCATGGAACAAAACGGTATACGTGACAGATAATGAAGCCGGTAGGCGGATTGTACACGATTTTACCGCATCGTTAGCCGAACACGTCGCGGGGCTGGAAATCAAGCCGGGAACAAAAATCATTTTGACCGTCTAAGGTAGCGCAGTGAAACAGCTTGCACTTCGGCGCAATACGTTTTATAATTTTGTAAGACTGGAAAGCACGGCGGAAGCCGAAAACAATAATTGATGGCCCGTATGGGCGGAAAGAGGTACTATTATGGCAAAGGTAATTAATGCAAGCGGCAAAGAGATTGATTTTGACGCGGCAGCGGCG